AGGTGCTGGTGCTCAACGAACTGCGCCAGCCCGAGGCCAGCGATCGTCGCGCGCTGGAGAACCGACTCAAGCCCCTACTGGCCGCGCCGCCTGAGTTGATCTCGATCCAGAGGAAGGGGCTGCACCCTTACGACGCCGCGAACCGGCTGCTGGTGCTGGCGTTCAGTAACGAGCGTGCCGCCATCTCACTGCCGTCAGATGACCGTCGCTGGTTCGTCCTGTGGTCCGAGGCCGAGATCATGCCCCCGGACGCTGCGGCGCGCCTGTGGGCGTGGTACGCGGGCGGTGGCCTGGCGAGCGTGGCGGCCTGGCTCCACGCCCGTGACGTGTCCACGTTCCAACCTGGCGCCGCGCCGCCCATGACGGAGGCCAAGGCGATCATGCTGCAGGCCGGGCTCTCGGGTTCTGAGGCGTGGTTGGTCGAACAGATGACGCACCGCGTGGGCCTGTTCGCCCGTGGGGTCGTTGGCGGCCCGTGGCAGGGCTTCCTGGAGGGCCTGCAGGCCCGCGCGCCGGCCCATATCAAGCTGGTAGTCCCCGCCCTACTGCACGCGTTCCGTGAGGCGGGTTGGGAAGACATGGGGCGGGTTTACTCGGTCGAACACCCAACGAAAAAGCATGTGTTCCGCGCGCCTGATTGGACGGGGAGCAAATCGGAGGCGCGCCGCTTGGTGGATCTGCCCGAGCCCAGCGCGGCCGACATCATCGCCCGTGTGAAGGGCTGACAGGCAAGAAAAAGCCCGCCGGGCTTGTGGCCTGGCGGGCTTAAGGCCCCGTGGGGGCATCAAAGGGAGATTTGGCAGGCCCGACTATAGATCAAGAATGACTATGAGTCCAGCCGCCAGCAAAAGGGCTAGGCCGGCCCAGATCATTCCTCCTCCAACAATTCCCAAGCATCCGCCAGTGCGGATCGGTTGCCCGGTGTTTCCTCAATTTGCTCAAGCGCCCAGCGCAGGGCGGTTTCTAGGTGCTCGATATGGGCACGGGTGAGCACGCGGCCACGGCGGCGCTCCCAGCGCTCGTCGGCCAGTTCTTCGCGGGTGAGGGGTCGATCCGGGTCGAGACAGGGCATAGCGGGTCCATACATGGTCAGTCCTTCCGGGTGTTGAGCATGCGGGCGCATGCGTTATCGTAAATTTCGCGGGCGTTTTCGCTCAGCGTTTCCACGCTCAGGGAAGAGGACGGCTTGAAGCTGCGGCCCAGCTTGCACAATCGCGCATATTCGCGGGACCATTGGCCGCCGTGACAGTGGCTCAGGGCCAAATAGTAGGCTTCGGCAATGTCGAATCGGTCGAAATACATGATGAGTGCTCCGTTTAAATACCGAGTGCAACCAGTGTGCCGAGGGCAAGCCCGAACACAGTGGCGAAAGCGTAGGTGAACACTTGACCCGGGTTGCGATCAATGAAACGACCAACGCGACGATGGAATGGGAGAGGTTTGCGCATGGTGTCAGGCTCCAATGATGGTGGACTCGCGCGTCAGGCGAGCTTGCAGGTGCTGCGGGTAGGTGCTGAGATCATGCGCAGTCCAGTCCCGTGCGAAGCCGTCCGCGCGCATGAGCACGGACTGGATCGCGCGCACGAGGGTCTCGGCCTGTACGATGTACTGCCCATGCCCTGCGCGAAAGACGATGTAGGTTGTCATGGTGCAGCTCACAGGTTACGCAGGTGTTCAGCGTCAATGCCGACCACGCGCAGGAACGCTGCAAGGGTTGACACCTTGACGCCGAAGTAATGCGCGCAGTCGGCGCATGCGTCAACGGCATTAGTCGTGTCGCGACGGTAGTTGTACTGGGAGAGGATGGAAGGGTGCAGCATGATAGGCGTCCTATGCGGTTGGTTGGGACATCCATAATGTACGGGATTGTCGTTCTCCTAGTAAAGTGTAGGGGCTTTGCCAATCGTATGATGATTGTCAGGACATCCCGTTACCTAAGTTGGGGCAAGGGGATTAGACAGCTATCTAGGTGCAAAACTAGGTAGTGACTAGGCGCCGTTGACGTGCCTCTCCACCGAGGGGGCTATGCTTTATAGGTAGTCAAATCTATACCATACCAAGAAAAGTAAAAAGTAATAAGTATGCTGACGATCACGGCGACGCACGCGTCCGGCGCGGCTTCGATATGCTATGCCCAGAGCGCATATGACCGCCTATACCCTCAAGGTCACACTCGCGCAGCTTCGCGCCCATAAGGTCACATAGGCGCATGGCATGGCATAGCCTAGACCACCTAGCACCAGGTGGCCTTGTCTCCCAGGGCAGCGGCCTTGATAGGCATAGCATAATGACCTAGCAGACGGCAGACGGCAGACAGCGTGCGGCCAGGCGCCAGGACGGGGGGAGGGGAGGGCCGGCGACCTGAGCGGTCAAAAACGAAGGGCTCGCAGACAATTTTTATTTTTTGGGGCCACAGACAATTTTTATTTTTGCAAACACAAACGGAAAAGGCTTACGCTATACTCAGACCGCCATGTTCAAGTCGCTCCCGCTGACCATCCGCGAAGTCAAGGCCACAGAGGCCGTGCTAAACCGCGTGTATGACGCGGCGAAACTGGGGTTGAAAGGCGACAACTTGGCGTTGGCGGCGGGGTTGTTGCCGAGCGAGTACCGGCGCTTGCGCGAACTGGACCCGATTGCGGAGTTGGCCGAGCAGAAGGGCCGCGCGGATGGCGAGATCGCCATGTCCACGGTGTTGCATGATGCGGCGATGAACGGCGACTCCAAGGCGGCGCTTGAGATACTGAAGCACGCTCACGGTTGGGTGGCCAAGCAGCAGGTACAGATCGACGTGGCGCAGCAGATCAGCATCACGGCGGCGCTTGAGCAAGCGCAGTCGCGGGTGTTGGAACTCGTACATGAGGTGACGGATGCAAGAGCCCCGGTTCTCGGCGGACCAAGAGCAAGGCTTGATGGCCAGGCTTTGGAGTCCGGCGATAGCGAACGACCCTGAGAAGTTCGTACTGTTCGCGTTCCCGTGGGGCGAGAACGGCACGCCGCTGGCCAAGCACAAGGGGCCGCGGGGGTGGCAGCGGCAGGTGCTGCGCGACATCCGCGACCACATCGCCCGAAACGGGTCGATAGATGCGTACCAGGTGCTGCGCATGGCCACGGCGTCAGGTCGGGGTATCGGCAAGTCGGCGCTGGTGAGTTGGCTGGTGGTGTGGATGCTGACCACGCGCATCGGCGCCAGCGTGATCGTGTCGGCCAACAGCGAGGCGCAGCTTCGCAGCATCACATGGGCCGAGATCACGAAGTGGCTGGCGATGCTGATCAACAGCCACTGGTGGGAGATCAGCGCGACGCGGATTACGCCGGCCAAGTGGTTGAGCGAGATCGTGGAACGCGACCTGCGCAAAGGCACGCGGTACTGGGGCGCGGAGGGTCGGCTGTGGTCGGAGGAGAACCCCGACGCTTACGCCGGCCTGCACAACTCAGACGGCGTGCTGCTGATCTTTGACGAAGCCAGCGGCATACCGGACACGATCTGGGACGTGGCTCAGGGCTTCTTCACGGAGAACACGCCGCACAGGTTCTGGCTGGCGTTCAGCAACCCCCGGCGCAACCAAGGGTACTTTTACGAGTGCTTCAACGCCAAGCGGGCGTTCTGGAACACGCGGCAGATCGACGCCCGCACGGTCGAGGACACGGACAAGAGCGTCTACGAGCAGATCATCGAAGAATACGGCGAGGACAGCCCGCAGGCCCGCATCGAGGTCTACGGCGAGTTCCCGTCAACGGGGGATGAGCAGTTCATTGCGCCGCGGCTGGTCGATGAGGCGTTTAAGCGCGCCAAGTACAAAGACCCCGGAGCACCCATCGTGATCGGCGTGGACCCGGCGCGCAGCGGGGCGGACTCCACCGTCATCGTGGTCAGGCAAGGCCGCGACCTGGTGGAGATCCGGCGCTACCGCGGCGACGACACCATGACGGTCGTGGGGCACGTCATCGAGGCGATTGAGGACTTCAAGCCGACGTTGGTGGTGCTGGACGAGGGCGGGCTGGGGTACGGCATCCTTGACAGGCTAAACGAGCAGCGTTATAAGGTGCGCGGCGTCAATTTTGGCTGGAAAGCCAAGAATCAGGTCATGTGGGGCAACAAACGGGCCGAAATGTGGGGCGCGATGCGCGATTGGTTGCGCACTGCGGCCATCAAAGAGGACCGGCAGCTCAAAACGGACCTGACGGGGCCGAAAACCAAGCCTGACAGTAGCGGAACGCTCTATCTGGAGTCGAAAAAGGACATGAAAGCCCGCGGATTGGCCTCTCCAGACGCTGCTGACGCGCTGGCGGTCACGTTTGCCTTCCCCGTGGCCTCCCGAGAGCGCGTGGAGCGCCCCAGAACGCTTACAATGCGCGACAGAAGCCAAATGTCGGCAAGTTGGATGGGGGCGTGATGGCTACGAATGCGCTGGCGCCGAAACCGCAAAACGCGCTGATAGCGGCGTATCAGCGGTACATTGGCCAGCCGGCAGCACAGTTGCTTGGTGGCGGAATACGAGGCTACTTTGGCCTTGATGTGCCGTCTTACGCCACTGATTTGGGGCGCGAAGCCTACCGCAACGCGCAAGCTCTAAGCAACGCGCCAGGGGTCGGCGCACCAGCAGGCGCGTTCAAAGCCGCGGCCAAATTTGCGCCTGAAGCGGCCATGTTTATCGGCGCAATGGCCAAGACTTGGGACCGCGCGTCAAACGCCAAAGCTGTCGAACTTGAGAAAGCTGGCGTTAACTCCCGCGCTATTTGGTCTGAAACTGGCAACTGGCGCGGCCCGGACGGTAACTGGCGACAGGAAATTAGCGACGAAGCGGCGCGCTATGTTGGGGCACCGCAAGGCGCCGCCGCGCGCGAGGCGCTTCAGCACCCACAATTAACGGCGGCGTACCCTGACGTAATGCAAACGCCGGTGTATACAAGCCCAACAACAGACACGTCTAAATTTCAACAAGACCGGATTGATTTAGGTCTTATGGGAGCGCAAGGGCCGAAATCTACGCTGTTACACGAAGTTCAACACGGCATACAACAGCAAGAGGGTTTTGCGCGAGGTGGGAATCCAAAAACGGCGCGGCCAGCAACACTAGGCGACGTCTATCCACCAACCTTGATGCCGATAATTGATGAGTATCGTGACTTATGGCGGTCGTTAAAAGGGCAGGAAAGGCCAAAAGCTCCGGTTGGGTTGTCTATGAAATCAACAGACATTGATGACTATTACGATGCTGTAGACGATCTAAAAGACGTTGAGCTGCGTAAAAAATTTACGGCAATTTTGGACAAAATTGATGCTGAACGCGAAAATTTGTGGGGTTTTGACGAAGGAATAATGGCTCAAAAACGCGATTACGACGCATATAAACGGCTAGCTGGAGAAGCTGAAGCGCGCGCCGCGCAAGCGCGCATGGATTTGACGCCAGCGCAACGTCGAGCACTTTTTCCCGAGGAAAGTTACGACGTTCCGTTGAACGAACTCATCATTCGGAGGTAAGATGCCACTGGTCAAATCGGCGTCCAAAGAGGCTTTCCGCAAGAACGTGAAGACCGAAGTAGCGGCGGGCAAGCCCCAAAAGCAGGCTGTGGCCATCGCGTATTCGACACAGCGGGCGGCTGCAAAACCAGCCCCAAAGGGTAAGAAGTGAGCGACTACACCGGCATCACCGCCGCAGCAGCCGTCGCCAACGGCGGCGGGGGTAAGAACAAGTCTGAATCGGACGTTTTGGCTACTGCCCGCACCCGGTTGAACCAAGCCATTTCGGCCTACAGCGAAAGCCGGGAAGACGAGATTGACGACCTGAAGTTTTACGCTGGTAGTCCTGATAACCACTATCAGTGGCCAGCAGACGTTTTGGCCACCCGCGGCGCGGTGCAGGGGCAAACGATCAACGCCAGGCCGTGCCTGACGATCAACAAGCTGCCGCAGCACGTCCGTCAGGTCACCAACGACCAGCGGCAGAACCGCCCCAGCGGTAAGGTGATCCCCGCCGACGACAAGGCCGACATTGAGGTCGCGGAGATCTTTGACGGTGTGGTGCGGCACATTGAGTACATCAGTGACGCTGACGTGGCCTACGACACGGCCTGCGAGAACCAGGTGTCGTTCGGTGAGGGCTACATCCGCATCCTGACCGAGTACTGCGACGACAACACCTTTGATCAGGACATCAAGATTGGGCGGGTGCGCAACTCGTTCTCGGTCTACATGGACCCGATGATTCAAGACCCTTGCGGGGCTGACGCCAAGTGGTGCTTTATCACTGAGGACATCACCCGCGAGGAGTACCACCGGCTGTACCCCAAGGCGTCGCCGGCCAACACGCTGATGAGTCTGGGCGTGGGCGACCAGTCCCTGAGCCAGTGGATCAACGACGACACGATCCGCATCGCTGAGTACTTCTACGTCGATTACGACACCGCCACGCTGAACCTGTACCCCGGCAACCAGACGGCGTTTGCCGGGTCGCTTGAGGACAAGGAACTCAAGGCAATGTTCGGCAAGCCGATCCGCTCGCGCCAAGCCGACCGCAAAAAGATCAAGTGGTGCAAGATCAACGGCTACGAGATCCTTGAGGAGCAAGAGTGGGCCGGCAAGTACATCCCCGTGGTGCGGGTGGTCGGCAACGAGTACGAGGTTGATGGCCGGGTGTACGTCTCGGGCTTGGTGCGCAACGCCAAAGACGCCCAGCGGATGTACAACTACTGGACCAGCCAAGAAGCAGAGATGCTGGCGCTGGCTCCGAAGGCACCGTTTATCGGCTACGGCGGGCAGTTTGAAGGGTATGAGATGCAGTGGAAGACTGCAAACACCCAGAACTGGCCGTATTTGGAGGTCAACCCTGACGTGACGGACGGCGCGGGCAACACGTTGCCGCTGCCGCAGCGCGCCATGCCGCCGATGGCCCAGACGGGCCTGATTCAGGCCAAGATGGGGGCCGCAGAGGACATCAAGGGCACCACGGGGCAATACAACGCCTCGCTGGGGCTGGAAGGTAACGAGCGCTCAGGCAAGGCCATCCTGGCCCGCCAGCGTGAAGGCGACACAGGGACGTACCACTATGTTGATAATCT